ATGTCCGACACCCAAGATAAATCCAGCGCCTACGCAGCGATTAGCGACGTAGATGTTGAGGATTACCTTGCCAATTTGTTGGAGGGAGACTCTGCACCTGATTGCAATTGCGCCGAATGAACCCGTACCAGAAACTGCTCGCCCGCAAGCGCACTTGGACTCCCATTCAATCCACGGCTGGCAAACTCAAAGAGGGCTCGGAGGAGGTGATCTTCCGGGCTCTTGCCCTCCGGCACATGGAGCTGCCAGTTGGCGACTTTATTGATGAAGCACTGAAAAATGAAGTACCTAAGGCGTCAGTGGATCTCCTACGATCCAACATCAAAGACGAGGAGAAGCACGATCTTGCGCTCGGTTACATCACCAACGCTTTGGGCGTGGATGAGAAGGCTGAATCCGAGGCCCTCAAACTTAGGGATGCATGGATTCAACATCCAGATCACACGGTCCTCAAAGCAATGGTGGCCGAACGTGCGATTTTCTTCGTCCTACTTCCCTTTTTCCGTTTCAACGGTGACGCTGGACTGAGGACGGTATCTGCTGACATTTCTCGTGATGAACAAGTTCACGTTGCTGCCAATAGCCTTGTTTGTCGTGAGCTGGGGCTTAGTGTCTCTCCTTCTCTTGATAAATTGCGTAAGGCAACTATTAACTGGGTGATGCAACCCCTTGGTAGTTCCGACGACAAGTATCTGGACAAGCAGTTTTGGTTGGATCAAAGCGACAGCCTGATGTATGCAGGTAAAGCTGAAGGTCTGATCGAAACTCAACGAGGAAGGATGCCTGCGTTCTTTGAGACAAGTAACTCTGATCTCCCCAGCTACGCTTGATACATAAAGGGTTCTTGTTATGGCGCTACTGACTAGAGATCAATTCTTTGAAGTTTGGTATCCAACCAGTTACTGGGCTCGACAGTTTGGTGGAGTTAACGATCCAGACAATCGCCGTAACGCACGGGAGTCTGAAAACGGAAGACGCCAGTTTAATGAAGCTTGGAACAGCTTTAATCAACGGCAGACTCTGTTAGGCAGCGCTTCCGCTGTTGAAGAACCCTTTCGTGGTTACAACGCTCCAGCCTCAATAAGAGTACCTACATTTCAAGTAGGTCAAGGAAATTTTAGAGATTACATTGCTCAGTTTGACGCTGCATATGAAGCAGAAGCTGCTTACTTAAGAGAATCAAACAAAGCTCTTCAAGCTATTACAGAGCAGAAGTACGCTTTAGCTCAACAACAAAAAGAAGAAGAAAAGGTTAAAGCTGAATATCAAAAAGTTTTAACTGAAACTCAAGAACAAGCTGCTCTTGTTAAAAAGCAATCGCAAGCTGTTGTAAATAGACAGCGTGCTCAATCGTCTTTAAGTGAGGCTCAAGCTCGCCAAGAGACTCAAAGGGTTGCACCGGCACAAACGCAGCAAGCTAAAAGATCACAAAACGTTGGACAGCCTGGGGTTTCTAGGACTCGTGTTAGCAGCCGATTTGGTATTGGTGGCTATGGTGGTACCGCTCCTGGCCGAGTCAATCCAACTGGCTTGAACATATGATTCCTTACATCGAACCAGAGATTATTCAATACCTAGAAGAGCTGTATCCAGATAAATCTCCTGACCTTAGTATGGAAGAGAAACTTATCTGGTTTGCTGCTGGACAGGTATCTGTTGTACGGCACTTAAAAGACCAGTACAACTTACAAGAAGAAACTAAGTACAGCTGATGGCTAAGGACAATTCTCTCAACTGGATTTTAGGCATCGGCTCTGTACTTGGTGCAGCGGCTCAGGTTTACTCTGGTTATCAAGCAACCCAAGCAGCCAATAAACAGGCTGAGGCAGCTAGAGCTCAAGCAGCGGCTACTCGTGAAGCAGCTCTGCAGCAAGTAAAGCAAATGCAAGCTGAAGCTGCTCAGCGTTCTCAGCAGTTTCAACAACAGATTGAGCAAAGCCGTCTTCAAACGACTCAAGCTGCTGAATCCGCCAAGATGGCTCAGCAGACTGCAATGCAGCAGATTGCTCAGCAAAAGTCTCAGTCTGCTTTAGCTATTCAACAAGGCCAACTGCAAGCTGCTATTCAACGTCAGCAGAGTGTTTCTAACGTTGGTTCTCCTGTTCGCCGTCGTGTTGGCACACCTGCTGCACTGCGTACTAGTTTGGAGATACAATCCCCTCTTACTGCTGGTGCTAGCGGTATGGGTATGGGGGCAAGTACTGCAACTGGTGGTTTGAATGTCTAACGCTGCGGCTCGTTATTCGGCCCTTGAGCCGGAAAAGACTATTTATCTGGATCGAGCTATTGAGTGCAGCAAGTACACTCTGCCGACTCTGATCACGGATAACGACCGTAGTACCGGCAAAAATCTTTACACCAAGATCCAAACCACCTACCAAGGTCTTGGTGCTCGTGGTGTGAACAACCTGGCTAGCAAGCTGCTGATTGCTTTGCTGCCTCCTAACCAAGCTTTCTTCCGTCTCTCTGTAGACGACATGAAGCTCAAGAAGGAACTGGATAATTACAAGGAGCTGCAGTCACAGTTTGACCAGCAACTGGCTCTCATGGAACGTTCCGTCATGCGGGACATTGAAGAGTCTGGTGATCGCACGGCGCTGTTTGAGGCCCTCAAGCACCTGATCATTGGCGGTAACGCTCTGCTGTATGTTGCTGAGACTGGCACCAGGGTTTACCCACTGAAGTCTTTTGTCCTGAACCGTGACCCTGAAGGAAACATCCTTGAGGTTGTGGTGCGTGAGGAAGTCAACCCTGACGTGCTGCCTGGTAAGGTTGCTCCTAAGGACGCCGAAGGCAAGTTTGTAGATAAGACTGTTTTCCTGTTTACCCACGTCAAGTGGGATTACAAAGCTGACCGTTGTAACTGGTACCAAGAGGCTTACGGCAAACAGATTGGTAAGCCTGGTTCTGTTCCAATTGATAAGAGCCCTTGGATTCCCCTGCGGATGTTCCGTGTGGCTCACGAAGCTTATGGCCGTGGCTATTGCGAAGAGCTGCTGGGAGACCTGAAGAGCCTTGAGTACCTCTCTAAAGCCATTGTGGAGGGCTCTGCAGCAGCAGCCAAAATCATCTTCCTGTGCAACCCTAACGGTACAACTCGCCCTGACGCTCTTGCTCGGGCTGCCAATGGATCAATTGTGGCTGGCAATCCAAACGATGTGGCTCCTCTTCAGATGCAGAAGCAGGCAGACCTCACGGTTGCTCTGAACACCATTGCACGAATTGAACAGCGACTGAGCTTTGCGTTCCTGCTTAACAGCGCTATTCAAGCTGGCACCTCTGGCCGAGATCGTGTTACGGCTGAAGAGATCCGAATGGTGGCACAGGAGCTGGAAGCAGGTCTTGGTGGTATCTACAGCATCCTGAGCGTTGAGCTGCAGCTTCCCCTTGTGAATCGCAAGATGGCCCTCATGGAGCGTCAAGGGCGTCTTCCAAAGCTTCCTAAGGACATTGTGAAGCCTCAGATCACTACTGGTCTTGACGCTCTGGGACGTGGTAACGACAAAGCCAAACTGATTGAGTTCCTTCAAACCATTGCTGGAACCCTTGGTCCTGAAACGATGGTCAAGTATGTCAACAGCCGTGAGTTGATTACTCGTCTTGCAGCCTCTGACGGTTTGGATACTTACAAACTGATTAAGACGGACGAGGATCTAATGGCTGAAGAACAACAGCAAGCTATGATGATGCAGCAACAAATGGCCGCGCAAGATCCTAATAACGATCCTGCTAAACAGGCCGCTCTCGTTAAAGCTGAAAATGACTCAATCCGGGCAAGTCAAGAAATCGGTGGAGCCCCTGGAGGCTTCTGAGGTTAAAGAGCTTCCGAAAAAGCCGGAACCCAAGTCCAAGATGGATCTGCTCATTGAAGACCTGAAGGCTAAAAAGCCTGAGGTGTATGAGCAATATGTCGCTGCTGCTAAGGCAAAGCGTCCTGTTTGGATCTATCCTGATCTGACCGTTCGTATCGGCTGATCATGGAAGTCATTGCAGATAACTTTTTGGGACAGGAAACTGGCCCTTACAGCGAGCAAGACATTGAAGCCCTTGAAGCTGCTGAAAAACAGGAGCAACAAGAGGAACTGATTGCTGGCAAGTTTCGTTCTCCTGATGAGCTGCTTAAGGCTTATCAAGAACTTGAGAAGAAATTGGGTGGCCGTAGTGGCTACGAAAAGGCTGCTGAAGAATCCCCTGCTGAGGAAGTAGAGGAACAAAAAGCTGTTGTCCTGTCTCAGGAAGAAGAATCCACCATTATGGAAAGCATTGGTGGTCAAGAGAATTTTGAAGCTGTTCAAGGGTGGGCTCGGGAAAACCTCGATGCTGCTGAACTTGAGGCTTACAACCGTGAAGTGAACAGCGGTGATTACTACCGTGCTCGTAACGCTTTGCAATCTCTGTACTACGCCTTCCAAGAAAACTCTGGCTATGAGCCTGAACTGATCGGTGGCAAGCTGTCTGGTAGCAGCAGCGATGTGTTCCGTTCCAGTCAGGAAGTTATGGCTGCTATGAGTGATCCTCGGTATTTGCAAGATCCTGCTTATACCCAAGACGTTCAAGACAAATTGATCCGTAGCGACGTTCTCGGCCCTAGGGGTTAATATTTCATTAGCGAACGTAAACATTGTTGCCGCTGAGGCGATAACAACAGTTGAGTTACGAGCGCCCTTAAACAGTTCACTAACCTAACTAACGATGCCTGATCTCAACGCATCTCTTAGCCGGTTGGGGAGTATCAATGGCGTTCAATTTAACGCTGGCTCCGCCTCCGGTAACTTTGAGCGTGAAAGCTCTAACTTCCTCAAGATCTTCTCTGGCGAGGTTCTGACGACCTTCAACCGTGAGACGATCTTTAAGGATCTGACCATGAAGCGCACCATCTCTTCGGGCAAGAGCGCAAGCTTCCCGATCACTGGTCGTTTCTCCAGCCGCTACCACCGTCCTGGTGACTTCATCACCGGTCAGGGTAACAAGGGCATGATTGGCGAAAAGATCATCACCATTGACGATCTTTTGATTGCAGACGCCAGCATCTACGATTTGGATGAGGCCAAACTGCACTGGGATGTTCGTTCGATCTACTCGACCGAGCTTGGCCGTGCTCTGGCTCGTGCCTATGACCAGCGCCTGGCCCGCACCCTGCTGGCTGCTACCGAGTCTGATGGCCGCGTGAAGGATTGGGATTCCAAGCGATTCCAACTGAACGGCGGTACTTACTCTTCGGTGAGCTCCAACACCATCACCATGAGCGCCAACTTCCAGACCGCTGAGCTGTCCTTCTGGGCAGTGGGTGAGGTTGTGTATGGCGAGAACTCTGGTTCCTATGGTGTGATCACCACCGCTCCTACCAACGGCGCTGCTACCTTCGATATCAACCCGATTGGTTCGATTGGTACCGGTACTGGCGTTGGTTTCCAAGTGGGCGAGCGTCTGTTCGTTCTGAACCGGATGCCTGGTGGTACTTCGTTCACCGGTATCGACCTGAACGGTGCTGCGGATCGCAACGCTCGTGGCGACCTGATCGTGGAGAACCTGTTCAAGGCTTGCCAAGCCCTGGACGAGAAGGATGCTCCTAAGGAAGGCCGTGTGTGCGTCCTGAGCCCTGGTGCTTACTACGACGTGCTGAACAGCGACCGCGCCATCAACACTGACTGGAACGCTGGTGGCGGTGCTAACGGTGCTATCTACCAGAACCGTGTTGCTTCTGTGGCTGGCTTCCGCCTGCTGACCAGCAACCACCTGGGTGTTAACAGCTACACCAACGGTCAGTCCTATGTGGGTCTGTCCAACCAGTCTGCTGTGACCCGTGGTGAGCGTCCTAACTACATCAATGGCCGTGACGGCTCTGATGGTCAGGCTGCTGCTGGCACCTATGACTACTACCAGGATGAGCAGGGTAACACCTCCTCCATCGCCAACTGCTTTGGCCTCTGCTTCACCAAGGAAGCTGTGGGTACTGTGGCTCTGAAGGATGTGTCGATGCAGATGACTGGTTCTGAGTTCAAAGCCATGACGCAAAGCACCATGATGGTCGCTAGCTATGCCGTGGGTCACGGTATCCTGCGTCCTGAGTGTGCCGTGAGCCTGCTGCATGACGGTAACCCGTATTGAGTTCCTGACTCAATAATCTGATATATTGAGGGGGTCTAAGGATCCCCTCTTTTTATGTCTGAAGTTGACCTTGCTTGGGCTGCTGGTCTTTTTGAAGGAGAAGGTTACATAGGAATTCAATCCAAAGCTGGAGAAAGAAAATACAAAAGCAATTATTGGTATATCGGTATTGGTATGACAGACGAAGATGTAATTAAACGTTTTGCAGATCTTTTTGGTTTAAATTACACAACACGAGTTAGAGCAAACGAGAAAAGCTCTAAGGACCATTTCAAAGACCTTTATGTAGTCCGTACAAGCAAGAGAGCTAAAGTGAAGGAAATTGTGGACGCTCTACTGCCATTCATGGGCGAGCGTCGCCGTTTAAAAATGGAGGAATTCCTTGGCGACTTCAAAGCTCAGTGCAGTTAACACTCTGCTCGCCATCATTGGTGAAGCACCTATTAACTCTCTAAACCCACCACTAACTGGTGACGCTAGTCTTGCAGAGCGCACCTTGGATGAGGTTAGCCGTGAGGTTCAAGGCGCTGGGTGGTCTTGGAACACGATGCTGTATGACTCCATTCCCCTCTCAAAGGTTTGTTCTTCGTGGTCTTCGGCTTTTTGATCGCCTTAAAAACACATATGACCTGAGGGGTAGCCTTAGCATCAGTGTCACTGGTGGTACAAGTGATTTGGTTGCTGAGATTGTGGAAGAGCTGGAGTGGGACAGCCTGCCTGAGACTGCTCGGCGGTACATTATGATCCGTGCTGGTCGGATGTTCTCTAACCGTGCTGTGACCTCTGCCAGTATTGAGAGCTATACGGCTGATGATGAGAAGAACGCTTTGCAAACTTTGAAGCGTACTGAGGACATGGCTCAGAACTACAACTTCATCAGTGGTCCTGATGATATGTACGGTGGCCGTGTGATTACTACTTTTGGTCCCAACATCCTTGATCGCTGATGTCACGAGAACTTTTTAGCCAAATCATTGGTCCCCTTAATAAAGGTGTAAACCAACAAGCTGACAGTTTTGTGCTGCCTGGTTTTGCCAAAGTTCTTGAAAACGCTAACTGCGATCTTGTTGAAGGTCTTAAAAAGCGTCTTGGTTCTGTGCCTGTAAAGCGTATTGATACGCTGACTAAGAACGCTGGAGGATTGACCCTTACCAACCCCATCAAGTGGAATGAGGCCTGGGTCTTCGTCTACAACCGTAGTAGTGACGAGCGATTTATTCTCATTGTTGCTGACGACAGCCGTACCGTATCTCGTACTGGGAACATTACTAGTGGTTCTGCTGTGGTGACTTCTGTCAGTTCTATGACAGATTTGTTTGTTGGAGCTGGTGTAACAGGTAGTGGTGTACCTAGCGGAACAACCATTGTTGATATTGATACTGCTGGCTCTCGCATCACTCTCAGCAAAAATGCAACTGCTACAACGACTGGAGTAACGCTGACTGTTGAGTCTAGCTACACCTTTGTTACTGGTATCTCTGATGTTGAACCTATTAGCGGTATCCTTCCTTCCGTTGTGCCAGTTGAGCAAACTTTTGCCAACATTACCTCCACCAATCTTGGTTACCTCCGTGGATCTGGTAGG